CGTGACATCAATATGGAGTGTGGACGCAATTTCAATGTCAAAGTGGCAGAAAATATGCAAACCGAAGTGGGTCAGGACCAGACTTTGATAGTCGACGGCCTACAAGCCAACCATGTCAAGGGCGATGTTAATACTACTTTTGAGGGCAACTATCTTCACACAATTTTAGGAAATTTTGATCTTAGCACAGATGGCAATAATAAATTAACAGCTGGAGGTAATTCAGAACTTAACTCCGGCGGCAACAATGTGATCACAGCCGGTGGAGCACTTGATATTAAAAGTGGGGGAGCCAGTAAATGGACAGGCGGCGGCGCAACTAGCATTGGAGGTGCAAGCTTGGTTCTTAGTGCTAGCTCAATTAATCTTAACGGACCAGCTGCACCAGAAGCAGCCACAGCGGAAGTGGCAGAAAAAGCGGAGTTGCCAGATCCTTTGTCAACTCATAGTGTACCAGACGAGCAGGGTGATGAATTTGTACAAACTATCATGCAGCGTGTGCCAACTGCCGAACCGTGGCCACATCATGAAAATTTAGATCCTTTGAATTTTAAATCAGATATGACAGACAGAGAAGCAGATGATGACATTGCTGTTCCTGAATTTTGGAGTGTATACTCCACGGCGATTGATACATTTTCTAAGAGCAAAAAGGATTAAATATTTTTATGGCTATTCAAAGACTATACGAAAAACTTATTGTTAAAGGCAATAATGCTCGAGCACAACCGCCGTTACCAAGAACATACAGAGGTTTCAGTACTATAAGCACTGACAGTGAATCATACTCATTATATGACTTGGACTTAATTAAACAAGATTTACTTAATCACTTTCATGTAAGACAAGGTGAAAGATTAATGAATCCAGAATTTGGTACTATAATTTGGGATGTAATTTTTGAACCATTAACTGAAGATTTAAAAAATTTAATAATAAAAAATGTCGAGGACATTATTAACTATGATCCCAGGGTTAGAGTTAATGATATTACAATCACTGCCTATGAAACTGGTATTCAAATCGAATGCGACTTAACTTATCTTCCTTACAACATTTCAGAATCTATGCGTTTTAAGTTTGATCAAGATAACGGATTAATAGGATAAACTACCATATTATTACACACTATAAATATCAGAACAAGGATTAAACATGTCATCTACCGACAGACAAAATAGATTACTCGTAGCTGAAGATTGGAAGAGAATTTATCAAAGCTATAGAAATGCTGATTTTCAAAGTTATGATTTTGAAAATCTACGCAGAGTAATGGTAGATTACCTTAGACAGAATTATCCTGAAGACTTCAACGACTATATTGAAAGCAGTGAATATCTAGCATTGATAGATATGATTGCTTTTTTAGGACAAAGTATTGCATTTAGAGTGGACCTAAATGCTCGTGAAAACTTTTTAGAACTAGCAGAACGTAGAGAAAGTGTTTTAAGATTATCCAGAATGCTAGGTTACAATGCCAAACGTAACCAAGCAGCTAACGGCTTGTTAAAATTTACCAGTATTTCTACTACGCAGGCAGTAATAGATAGTAATGGAAGAAATTTATCTGGGCAAGAAATAATCTGGAATGACACCGCAAATAGTAATTGGTATGATCAATTTATCAAAGTTATCAATGCTTCTATGCCTGCTATCAAGCAGTTTGGTAATCCAGATAATAAAGCTGTGGTATATAGCATACCTACTGAACAATATAGAATTCAATCGGCTAGTAGTAATATTCCTGTATATGGATTTACCAAAGTAGTAGATGGTAGGAATATGAATTTTGAAATAGTCAGTACTATTATCAAAGACGGAATGGATATTGTGGAAGACCCTCCGCAGGCAGGTAAAAGCTTGGCGTTCCTTTATAGAGACGACGGCAGAGGAGCAGCCAGTCATACTACTGGGTTCTTTTTACATTTTAGACAAGGTAGCTTGAACACCGGCGCTTTTTCAATTAGCCAGCCAAGTACTAATGAAATTGTCGATATCGATTCTACTAATATTAACGATACTGATGTATGGTTGTATAAACTAGACTCTAATGGTGTAGAACAAGAATATTGGGCTAAAGTTTCCAGTTTTGAAGGCAATAACATAATCTATAATAGTTTAAAGAAAAATATTAGAAATATCTACGGGGTTGTTACTAGAGCAGAAGATAGAATCAGTTTGACATTTAGTGATGGCACATTTGGCACATTGCCATTGGGGTCTTTTAGAGTATATTATCGTGTAAGTAATGGACTTAGTTATACTATAAATCCTAAAAATATTAGAAATGTTTCTATCTCCGTTCCTTATGTATCTGGTGTAGGACAAATAGAAACTTTAAGCATTACTTTAGGATTACAATCTAGTATTAGTAATAGTGCATTGAGTGAAAGCAACGACGAAATTAAAGCCAAAGCACCTGCTACATATTATACACAAAATCGTATGATTACAGCAGAAGATTATAACATTAGTCCCTTGAGTATCAGCCAAGATGTGGCTAAAATAAAAACTATTAATAGAACCAGTAGTGGTATTAGTAGGTATTTTGATCTAACTGATCCCACAGGAAAATATAGTAGCACCAATCTATTTGGTGATGACGGTGTAATTTACAAAGAAGAATATGAGGATCATTTTAGATTTAATTATGTTGCAAAAACTGATATTGAAGCAGTGATTTATAATCAAGTTTTAGACATTATTAAAGATATCGATTTACGTAATTTTTATTATGATAAATTTGGTAAATTATCTACCACAACTGAAACGTATACTTGGAATCAGGTAACAAAAGATACTAATCAAAGTACGGGTTATTTTAAAAATCAATTAAACTTAATTACAGGATACGATTCGGGAACTGATTTAAAACATTTAGAACCGGGTGCCTTATTAAAATTCGTTCCTCCCACAGGTAAAGTATTTTTAAAAACTAATTCAAATGCCTTGGTTACCGGCACAACAATTGTGCCTAACTCAACTTCTTATCTTTGGGCTAAAGTTGTTAGTGTAACTGAAAATGGTGCAGTTTCTGCTTTAACCACGGGGCAAGGTCCTATTACACTGAATGTAGAAGTGCCAACAGGAGCTACCTTAGTAAAAGTTATTCCAAAATGGCGTACTAGTTTGGATGCGGCTACTATAGCTACTATGATAGATTTAATTTTTTCTAATAAGCCATTTGGTCTACGATATGACTTAGATACTAAAAATTGGAAATTAATATACGAAGCAAATTTATCTATAAATGGATTGTTTAATATTGGTAGAGCCGGAGATATTAGCAATCAAAAATTAGATAATAGTTGGTTAATTTTGTTTTCCACGGACACTGCATACTATACAGTTAAGTCAAGAAAATTAAAATATATTTTTGAAAGCGATCGTCAAATTAGATTTTATTTTGATGCTAATAACAAAGTGTATGATAGCAGAAGTAATAAAGTAGTTAAAGATAAAATTAGTGTGCTTAATATTAATACTAAACCTGACAGTATTAATCCTTTTAGCTATAGTTTAGATTGGGAAGTCAGTAAAGAATTTTTAGGTTCAGACGGTTATGTGGATAATAAAAAAATAGAATTAACTTTCAATGACAGTAATGACGACGGAGTAGTTGATGATCCTGATATTTTTGATATTATTGTGGCTCCTAGTACTGATCAATCAAAATATATAATTTTACAAAGATACGAAACAACTAACGGCCAACTAGATTATAGATATATTAAAAATGATAATTTAATTAAAATTAAATCTAGCTCCGATGACGTGTTGTTAAATGAAAAAGTAGATGGTCAATATTTTTATTTCATTACTACAGACACAGTTGCTCAGTGGGACAATAAACTAGCAAGATTTGTGGCTAATTTAGATTATAAAGTCTATCAAGGTAGAGAAGATTTAAAATTTCAGTATGTTCATAGCGCAGACTATGAAGCAAGAATAGATCCAGGACAGATTAATATCATGGATTTATATGTGCTGACCAAACAATACGATTTAGAATTTAGAAAATGGCTATTAGGTAATCTTGATGCAGAACCATTACCTCCAAGTTCGGATCAATTGAGCTTGTTATTGTCCCCGACTTTAAATAATATTAAAGCCATGAGCGATGAAATTATCTTTCACCCAGTAAAATATAAAGTATTATTTGGACCTAGAGCCAGTTTGAATTTAAGAGCCAGCTTTAAACTAATAAAAAATGCAGAGCAACCCATCAGTGATAATCAGTTAAAAACAAATGTGCTAACAGCTATCAACGAATTTTTTGCCTTAGAAAATTGGGATTTTGGAGATAGTTTTTATTTCAGCGAACTAGTAGCATATGTTATGTCTAGAACAACTCCTTTCTTGTCTAACATGGTCATAGTGCCTAGACAACCCGATTTGTATTTTGGAAGTTTGTTTGAAATCAAAGCCGAAAGTGATCAAATTTTTATTAATGGCACTACCACTGATGACATTGAAATAATCACAGCCATCACAGCTAATACAATTGCTGCCGAAGGTAATATTAACTCTACAAGTTATGTGATATCTCAACAAAATATTACAAGTCAAGGAGCAGCATAATGTCTGAAAATCAAACAGAAAATGCTCCTCCTATTGATCCTAATCAAAAAAGAAAAACCGAATCATTATTACCTAGAATTTACAGAACTGATAGTAATAAAAAATTCATCGGCGGCACAATAGATCAGCTAGTTCAGACTGGAACTGTAAAAAGACTTAACGGATTCATTGGACGTCAAAACGCAAAATCAGTTACAAGTAACGATGTTTTTTTAGAAGAACTGTTAGACGAAAGACAAAATTATCAGTTAGAACCTAGCTTGGTAATTGAAGATACATTGGGCAATGTGACATTTTTTAAAGATTATTTAGATTATGTACATAGTGTAAATGTATTAGGAGGATTAGCTAGCAATCATCAAGTACTAAATCAACAGGAATTTTACAGTTGGGAACCTCATATTGATTGGGATAAGATTGTTAACTTTTTACATTACTATTGGTTACCATTCGGGCCTAAAACCATAACAATTTATGGACAACAACAAGAAATAACTCGTACTTTCAAAGTAACATTGTCCGACGAAGGTGACAATAGAGCATATCTTTTCACCCCAAACGGATTGACTAGAAATCCGTCATTGACTTTATATCGTGGACAAACTTATAAATTTGAAATTGATACTCCGGGTGAACCTTTCAGTATTAAAACGGAACTTGAACCAGGCAACTTTTTTAGATATACAGATGTAGATAATTTTGCTGTAGAAAATGGCACAATAACTTTTACAGTGCCTTTACAAAGTCCTGACGTACTTTATTATACTAGCGAAATATCAGCAGATACATCCGGTATTATTAAAATATTTGACATTAAAGAAAATACAGCCATAGATGTCGAAAATGAAATCATAAACGCAAAAACGTACACATTGCCCAGCGGAATATCTTTAAGCAATGGAATGAAAGTTAATTTTAAAGGCCGTGTTACTCCTAGTTCTTATAGTGAAGGAGATTTTTATGTAGAAGGAGTAGGTGAAAGAATTCAACTTATTCCGGAAAAACAATTAGAAATTGTAGCTCCGTATACTACAAATTATGACGTAACTTTCGATGACACTGGTTTCGACGACTTGCCTTATAATGATGTTATATACTCGGCAGCAGACAAAGATTATATTACAATTAATAGAGCTAGTTTAGATTGCAATCCTTGGACCCGGTATAATCGATGGTTCCATCAGGATGTCATACAACAAACAGCAGATCATTTCGAAGTACCCGCAGTATTTGACCAAAGTCAAAGAGCCAAGAGGCCGATTATAGAGTTTAATGCCAATATCAAACTATATAATTTTGGAATACATCCTAAAAAAGATGTAGATTTAGTTGATGATTTTACCAATGATATATTTTCTGTTATAGAAGGAGCGTTAAGCTATAATATCGATGGAGTTTCATTACTAGACGGACATCGTATATTATTTACAGGTGATAAAGATCCCTTGGTAAGTAATAAAATTTTTAAAGTAGAATTTATTCTTATTCATGCAGATGCCAATGATCCAGGACAACGTAGAATACATCTAGTACAAGAACCAGATAGTGATCCTTTACTAGAAGAAATTGTATTAATTAAAAACGGTGTCCAATATAAAAGTAAACATTTATGGTTTAATGGTTCTAACTGGCTAGTAGGACAATCAAAAACAGATCAAAATCAGCCTCCATTATTTGATTTATTCGATAAAGATCAAGTTAGTCTTTCAGACTCGACCAAATATGAAGGCACTACTTTTCTAGGAAATAAATTATTTTCTTATAAAACTGGATCTGGTGTTGTAGATAGTGAATTAGGATTTGCATTAAGTTATAAAAATATTAATAATGTAGGGGATATTGTTTTTAACTATAACTTACTACAAGAAAGTTTTTCTTACAAGCAACAAGCGTCTATAATTACCGAAAACACAGATAATAAGTTTCTTAAAAACTTTTCTAATTTAGGTTCAAAATACATTAATGGGTGGACTAAAAATACATTAAAAAATATTCAACCTATTGTGAGGATTTATAAAAACGAAACGGTAGAAGAATTTGTAAACGGAATAAAAACAAAAGTTGTTTTAGTTAATAATTTTCCTATAGATGTATACAATGATATTACTGATCTTAATGATCTTTTGGTAAAAGTTTATATAAATGGCAAAAGAATTGATAAAAGTTTATTTTCAGTTGAAGATGCTGCAAATTATAAAAAAGTAGTATTAATTACAGATGCTAACACAACTGATGTAGTTACACTGAGATGTTATGCTAGACAAAATAAAAACAATAATGGTTATTACGAATTTCCTATCAATTTACAAAATAATCCTTTAAACAATAATATTAATGATTTTACTCTAGGTGAAGTTATTGATCATGTAGATTCTATTATAGATAATTTAGATAATTTCCAAGGGGAATATCCAGGAGTAAGTAATTTAAGGGATATAGGCAATCTTAGTAGTCATGGAACTAAATTTATTCAACATAGTGGCAGTTTAAATTTAGCATTATATCATTTGACCAATAAAGATGCTAATATAATAACAGCATTAGAAAAAGCCAGAGATGACTTTGGAGTCTTTAAAAGAAATTTTATAAATCATACCGGTGTTTTAAATAGTGAAATAACAGTTAAACAAGCAGTTGATTTAATTTTATTTGAAATTAATCAAGGCAAACCTAAAAAAGCTTCATACTATTTTAGTGATATGTTAGCTTATGGTGCAGCCAAACAAACAGATTTTACTGTACAAGATTATAGAGTTAAAAAATATCCTTTAGCCACAGTGTTTACTTTACAAAGTTTAAGTAATAAATCTGTTAATGTGTATGTGAATAATGTTCAATTATTACATGAAAAAGATTATATATTTGGCTTGGATGGGTTTGTAGAAATATTGTGCTCTATAAAAGAAGATGATGTCATAACAGTTTATGAATATGAAAGTACAGATGGATGTTATATTCCTTCTACCCCGACAAGTTTAGGATTATATCCAAAATTTGAGCCAAAAATTTATCTAGATACTACTTTACTTGAGCCACAAAATGTAATTCAAGGGCACGATGGCAGCATTGTATTAGCTTTTAATGATTATAGAGATCAAATAATTTTAGAATTAGAAAAAAGATTTTTTAACAATATTAAAGTCAAATATGATCCAAATATTATAGACATATATGATTTTATACCTAATTCTAATAGACCTACTGAGTATACTATAGATGAATTCAATCAAATTCTTGCACCTAATTTTTATCAATGGACTGGACTAATTGATAAAGATTTTACCAAATCTTTGAAATATGATTCAAATAATCCTTTTACTTACAACTACAGGGAAGCAGTAGGCATAGATGGAAACAATGTTCCGGGATTTTGGCGTGGAATTTACAAATGGTACTTTGACACAGATCGCATACACTTAACACCTTGGGAGAGTTTAGGATTTAGTATTCAGCCAAAATGGTGGGAAAGTACTTATGGGCCTGCTCCTTATACATCTAATAATCTCATACTTTGGCAGGATCTGCGAGACGGTGTGATCAAAGAACCTGGAAAACCTTTAACAAGAAACCCTAAATTTGCAAGACCTGTACTTAAAAATATTCCTGTTAAAGAAGATGGTCAATTATTAGACCCCTTAACAGCTAATTTAGCACATGGAATTTTTAATAGTAATAGATCATTTACATACGTTTTTGGCGATCAAAGCCCTGTAGAAACAGCGTGGAGACGCAGTAGTTATTATCCGTTTAGTTTACTAATTACAATGATTCTTATGCAGCCAAGTCGAGTATTAGGTTGTTACTTAGATCGATCAAGGATAGTTAAAAATAGAAATGATCAATTAATCTATTCAGAAACTGGTGTAAGATTGAGATTAAAAGACTTATTAACACCTAATACTGTATCGGATAATGTTAGAACATTAACAGCGGGGTTAGTCAATTATGTTGTAGATTATTTACAAGGAGATAACTCCACAGCATTAGACACATATAAAAATGATTTA